ATGCTTAACGATACCAAGCTAAAAAAACTAAAACCAATGGAAAAAGCATACCGCATTGCCGATCAAGGCGGACTATGTATTGAGGTTCGCTCTACCGGTACAAAGCTTTGGCGTGTACGCTATCGTTATGCAGGCAAGGCCTCAATGATCAGTCTAGGTGAATACCCTATCGTAAGCTTAGCAGAGGCACGTCAAAAGCAAGACGAAATCAAATCACTGCTTGCAAACAATATTGATCCAGCTGTGCATCGTCAACAAGAAAAGGCTGCCATGCTTTGTGATGAAAACAGTTTCGAGGCAATTGCCAAGGAATATGCTGCGGATCGTCTAAAGGATAAATCCCAAACCTATGTAGATGCTTTTCATCGTGCAATGGAAAAGGATATTTATAAAGTTATTGGGCATAAAAATATTAAAGATGTGACCTCTGCTGATGTTTTGAAAATTATGCAGAATACAGTGAAGCGTGTTAAGGATCAGGATAACCGTGGTACTGGCGAAGTCACAGCAATTGAAAACAGGAAGAAGATTGGCTCTGTGATGAGATATGCCATTGCGACATTAAGAGCTGAGAATGATCCAACCTATGCGGTGCGTGAAGTTATTGCACGCCCAGATGTAGAGCATGCGAGACCGTTAAGCCTGGCCGAGCGGAAAGTATTTAGAGCGCGGATCGATAGTTATGGTGGTGCCGAGTCGACGGTAAATTCTATTTTATTTTTGTTCTATACCATGCTTCGCACAATTGAGGTGCGCCGACTGCAATGGTCATTTATTGATTTTGAGGAAAGGACTATTACTTTTGAAAAGCAGACGCGAGAGCAGTTGAAAAAAGGCTTGCGACTGACCAAGAAAAATAGAACACATGTGGTTCCAATGTCTGAGCAGGTTTATCAACTTCTACTTAAACAAAAGAAGCTCACTGGCCGTAAGAGATATGTTTTTGAAGGTGTTTATAATGGCGGGATGATGCCAGCTACTACAATTAATAGAGCGCTACAGTACATCATGCATGACGTTACAGCACATGATTTTCGGGCCACGGCATCTACCCTATTGAATGAACTTGGCTATGATGAAAAGTGGATCGAAACCCAACTGGCTCATGCTGATGAGAATAAAACCCGCGCATCTTATAACCATGCTAAATACTTAGCAGATCGCAGAAAAATGATGCAGGATTGGGCTGATATTGTGGATGGGTGGAAGGATTAAATAACCCCAACACATATCCCCACATTCACATTCGTCGCAATTGAGTGAGCTGTGCAGCTCTGGCTAAGAGTCTTTACCAAGTCAATTAGTACTGTAACCGTTCATCCGAAATATCATAATTTTGCGTCACTCTATGACGCATCTTTGAATTTAAAAGATTTATTTTATTTGTTTGATTTTTATCGAGTCTTTACAATCTTGATTATTGTTACAAAAATCAAGGAGTCGTAAAGTTATGAACAGTACTCATGGGGGTTTTCGAGCCGGGGCAGGTCGAAAAAAGTCTGAAGAGACTAAAGTTATTCGAGTGCCTGAATCTAAAATTCTTGATATTAAAGAATACCTAGAATCTCTTAAAAAAGAAAATGAAATTAGTGATATCCGTCAGTTTGATCCTGTCACAAAAATAGAAATACCCTTGGCAACCGAACGCGTTCAAGCTGGATTCCCCTCGCCCGCTCAAGATTATATTGATAAAAAAATCGATCTGAATGAGTACCTCATTAATAATGCGAATGCTACTTTTATTGTTCGTGCGGATTCTCTTTCTATGCTAAATGCAGGAATTGATATTAATGACGCCTTGGTTGTAGATCGCAGTATTCAGGCTAGGCATAGAGATATTGTGATTGCCAGTATCGATAATGAATTGACAGTGAAACGGCTAATTATTGATGCGAAAGGTTGCTGGTTGAAAGCTGAGAATGAGGGTTATCCAGATATTCATCCCCAAGAAGGTCAGCAATTTGAAATCTGGGGTGTAGTCACAAATGTAATCAAGAAATTCAGATGAGCTATAACAATGAAATATACGCGCTCATTGATGTAAATAATTGCTATGTAAGCTGTGAGCGCCTATTTAATCCTAAACTTAAAGATGTGCCGGTCATTGTTCTTTCAAATAACGACGGCTGTGCAGTTGCACGTTCCCAAGAAGCAAAAGATCTTGGTATTAAGATGGGTGTTCCCCTATTCCAGGTTAGGGATATTGTCGAAAAACATAATGTACAGGTACTTTCGAGTAACTATGCTTTGTATGCTGAAATGTCTCAACGTTTCCATTCGATTCTGGCTGATTACGTGGCGCCAGGTGAGCAGGAAGTTTATTCGATTGATGAGTGCTTTTTAAGGCTTACTGCCTATTCTGAAAATTATGACCTGGTTGAATATGCGCAAAATATGCGACAGCGGATCTTGCAGTGGATCGGATTACCGGTTTGTGTCGGTATTGGTCGATCAAAGACCGAAGCAAAGCTTGCCAATCATATGGCTAAAAAAGCAAAACGCTTCAATGGTGTTTGTGATCTGGTTTCTATGGATCCTAAACATCGTGATTATTTTTCTAGTCTGATTGATGTCTCCGAAGTTTGGGGAGTGGGTCGTCAGCATAGTAAAAAACTAAAAAGCTTAGGTGTTAATACTGTTCTTGATTTAGCTAGGTCTAATTCACATCAAATGGGAAAACTATTTTCTGTGGTGATGCAGAGAACTGTAATGGAGCTACAAGGCATTTCCTGTATTGAGGTTGAGTCCGCACCGGCAACCAAAAAGCAGATTATTTCATCACGCTCATTTGGCGCTCGGGTAATAGATATCCAATCATTATCTGAAGCAATGAGTGATTATCTACAGAATGCCATTAAGCGGTTAAGAGAGGATGAATCTCTTTGTGGTTGTGTGATTGCTTTTGCCCAGTCCAATCCTTTTGACAAGAACAGACCTTTCTATAACAAGTCGATCAATATCGGATTTGCTGAGCCGACTGATTGTGCTGCCGTCATGAACCGGGCTGTAATGAAGCGAATGAATGAGCTGTTTCAAGAAGGAATCGCGTTTAAGAAATGCGGTGTAATTTTGACTGCAATTGAGCCAAAATCGACATACATATATGACCTTCTATCTGATAGTACTCAAATAGAGAAAAATGAGAAACTTCAATCTGCCCTTGAACAGGTTAAGGTGAAATTTGGAGATAAGAAAATAGCAATTGGCCCATGCAAAATGCATGGTCGAGCATGGGCAATGGCCAGACAAAATCTGACTCAGAACTATTTTAGTTGGGAGGGGATCCTGAGGATTAATTAACAACTAATTACTTATTTTAATGACAAACAATGCCCTCAAATGAAGGCATTTATCTATTTTATTAAACAAGTGCTCTTAATTTCATTAAGTGCGCTTTACGATCTGCAAGACCGTTCGTGCCGCCATTGATCCGGCGGGTGATAGTCAGCACATCATCTTTGTCGGCTAAAGCATTCAGACCATTGTCAGCCCAGAACTTACAAGCTACGAGCAAGCCCACGCTTGGAATCGCAACGATTTCAGGATTGTTCTCAAAGTCAATGCCAAGTTGCTGACCGTATCTGCGATAGTTGGCGCGTCCAGTCAATTGAATTGGTCCACGACCCTTGAATCGCTTTCCATCCCCCGGCTGCGTATTGCCTAAATCCTTTCGACCCTCATATGCCGCACCGGATGCAATTTCTTCCATGTATCGAAAGTTACCCGACTCATGTGCAAGCTGTGCAAGAAAGTGAATAAAGCGAAGCGAGTTATCCAGGATGCCGTAGGTCCGCATGTGAGCATTCGCAGCAAGGCCGAGTTCTTCAGCACGTGCTTGACTGGCACCTAATTTTTTAAATACCGCAGTCAGTGTGCCACGACCAATAATGCCGTCATCATGCACACCTACTGCTCTTTGGAGTTTTTTAATTTGAGTGATGTTCATCATCTTTATCCGTATTAAAAAATTTAGGACGTGCACCCTCCTTCCCCCAGATATAAAGCTGTCGGGTGAAAAGCACAAATACAATACTTACTGTGGTGTAAAAAAGAGTTCCGGCTGGACTTGGTGAGTAGTCGTCTTTTACAAAGAGCGCCACCCCAAAAATAATTGACAGCATCAAAAGAAAATCGATGTGCTTTGGTAGTCTAATTTTTGGATGGAACACCATGATTGCAAATGAAACTATAAACAACACCAATGCCGTCTTACTTATGATTAGCAGCATCTTCACTCTCCTTTTTGACTAAACCAAGAACTCTTGATCGAGCCAAACTCAGCAATGCTTCAGCTGTACTTTTACCAGCAGCGCCCAGAATGAAGCCAAATAGTTCTGGGTAATTACCGCTAGCAAGAAATAAACTTGCCGGTTTAGCAAAGACCACACATAAAATGAAGCCAGCAAAGAATCCTATCCAGCGATCCCGGGTTGGCTCCTTGCTTAATAGAAAGCCAAAAGTCGCGCCCAGCACACCTGTAAAAAGGATGTGTGAATGGTTCTTTATGCTTTCCAATACTTGACTAAGAAAGTCCATATACATCCCCTTTAGTCATACATACCCCTATTTTTGGCAATAAAAAAGCACCTAAAAAGGTGCTGTTGTTTGGTTAAGTTTAGACTTCTATTTCTGAGTGCTGACCAGTTGGTGCCGGCCTTAAAATCACTTGATTGGAAACAAATACTCTGGCACCCAGGTTATAAGCTGTTCCTGATGTACAAAGGACTGGACCAGATCCTCCATCAATCTGTACCCGGTATTCTGGATGCTTCACTGAGGTGATGGTGCCAATGTATTCGGCATGAGTTGGATTAAGCAGCTTACGCAGTTCAAATAAAGGATTATTCACGACTGATACGCTCCACGGTAATGGTTTCATTGACCTTTTCATGCGAAAAACTTCCACTCACCCCATCAATCACGCCCCACCACTGGCCATTAAAGGCAATGGTTTTACCAGGTAGCATCTCGCCAACTTCCTGACTGACCGGAATATCTGAGAAAGTGTGCAATTCCTGAATATTGGCTTTGATCAGCTCATTTTTGCCGTAACTGGCACCTGACACTACATTAAATAATGGACCAGTGACTGCCTCTAACGGTATATCACCTGAAGTACCGCGCTGCTGTACTTTCAGGCTCTCACCACTACGACTATTCACTACGGTGATGGCATTAAAGTCAGCAATGTATTCATCGTTCTGCTTGATGTTCTGCTGCATCACCAGGCTTTCAGATAACAGAATATCGTAATCATCAAGGGTCATCGTGTCCCAGTAGCCTTTCTGGTACCGGGGTAAAATAGTCAGTGTGTTGCCTGCTTTCTGGCTATAGATAAAGCCACCGCCTGCATCAACGACCTGTTTGATTGCATCGATGGGTGCAAGTTCTGCATAACTCAGGCTTTCAATCGGTACAATCCAACCCAGCTCATCAATCAGTTTCCAGTCCAGAGCTGTACCGCTATTCGCTCGATCCAGTTCCGCTTGAACCAGTTGCACAGAGGTACGTTCGTTATCCTGAATAAATGAGCGTGTTGGCCCGTATTTATCCGAGTTCAAAGCAGTAACACTTCGCCCCGGGTAAGTGTAAAGCACACTGGCAAAGCGTCGGGTCTCCTCTGGATCTTCGAGCAGAATATGGTGCTCAAATCCATTGATCATGATCTTAAGAATCACTGGCTGACCATTAATCGACTGTAGCTTTTCTTTTTCGGTATGAGCCACAGTGATTGAATAGGTCCAGCACCACTGTGATCGACTGGTACTGTAGCTACCATCAATCACTTGAATCTTCTCGCCGGTATCCAGTCGCTCGGCTATTAATGTATTCACGATATACCACCAGTTTCTATTCGGCAGTGCTGGAATACAGTCATCTGCACCAAAATTTAAAACAATATTGTGTGAATCAACGTCATGACATAAGCAGATAAAGTTTAAATCACCAGTGCCCTCATATTTAGGTATTTCGGGCTTTGGCCAAGGTAAAACCGGATGCTTGCGATAGTGAACCTCTTTGGCTTTATCCCAGGGCAAATCTGACTTGGTGATAATCTCCAGGCTTTTATCCCATTCAAATGAAAAACGATGCTCAAAGACTTGGGCTACTTCATGTGAATAAGTGAAAGTCTTACGTCGGCGGATCATTTCCTGCCAGACCGTTTCCCGGTTATGCCGTAGTTTGATCGTTTCCTCATGCAGATAACGTTGATGAATAAAGCGTTTATCGCCATCTTCCCAAATTACATACGCATCAGAACTCAATCCGGTTGCTTGCTCATGTAGCGACCTGATCGCGCGATTTAACGACCCTGCTTGTTCATGCCAGATATCCACTTGATTTGAAATCACCAAGCCCTGCTCATAAAAAAGAGCCTCATTTGAGACTCTCAAAATAGGCTTTGCCCATGGTATTTCTGTAGCGCTCAAGGCCGTGATGGCTTTCTGATAGCGCATATCAAAGCCGTAAGACACCCCGACAATATGATTAATATCAAACAGGGCTTTAACTTCAAATTGAAACTCAGTATCTAAAACCGCGTCAATGATGCACAGATTTTCACTAAATACCGCTTCGATTTCAAAGTTAAAACTAGTGTCTAAGACTGTATCAATCTGCCCGATGACATCGGTATTTTCACTAAATACGGCAACAACTTCAAAGTTAAGCGCAGTATCAAGAATAAAGTCAATTGAGTTTGCTGCATAATTTTCATCATACGTGGCATGTAAGTCATATGGCGTTGTTAATAACGACAGCTCAGGCGTGGCTTGATATGCTCCTGTGAGCGAATACGGTTTGTCGTGTTCGTAGCTATCAACCATATTTTAACCTTCTAAGAATGGTTTATCTGGCGGTGTAAAGTTTGCTGTGTAACGTGCCACGCCTTTTGTGATGCGTAGTTCATCAAGACTTCCGTAAAAATATTGCAGAACCGATGAGCTATATTTTAGTGCGCCAATATTTACAGTGTTACCACCTCCCACGGTGATGTTGTGTGCAAAGCTTGCAGTGGCGCCCAACTGCAATCCATCAACAAATATGTATAGCATCCCATCATTTCTTGATACTGCCAAGTGATACCACGTATTTAATGTTGGCGACCAGGGCTTATCTACATAATTAGAGTCGCCAAATGCAAAACGCACCCTGCCGCCTAAGCCTCCGTCATTGCGATATTGTAGTACCCAACCGTCACTGAAGTAATAATTACCGACAAAGGAATAAGCGTTGGATCTTGGCAAGCTAGAGAATTTAATAAATAACTCGACAGTAAAATCATCGCTGTTAAATATAAAACCTGCATCATTAACGCCTTGCACATAGTTACCTGCAAAGACAGCAGATTTTTCAAATTTTGCGTCTAAATCTGAAAAATTGGTAGTCCCTACGCTATTCCAGACCCTACCCGTGTCATCAGTAAGATTGCCGTTAAAGTGTAACAGCGAAACAACTTTATCCCAATGCACGTCCCCTACCTGTGCTTTAACCATTATCTCACTACTAATTTTGCTCACCCCATCGCGCCACGCCACCACGCGATAGTAGTAAGTAGCGCCTTGTGTTACGGCAGTGTCAACGTGATACATCGTAGGCAAGCCAGAAACCAGAGGACTGGGCAGTGCGCTAATATCCATTGGACTATCTGAACGCAGGACGTCAAAGCTATCAAAGTCGCCAAATTGCGCCCACTCTAAGCGTACACCTGACATACATCACCTATGGTCGGATTTTAAAAGAGTTGACTTGAAAAGAGCCGCCAAGTGCTAGATTGGTATTGGCAAGCGTAATATCAGTACCAACTGTCAGATCAGCAGCGACTTCGCCTGCACCATTAAAAATACGTGCCCATGCTGCTGTGCCAGACTTAATAACCGAGCCTGTGTTAGTCGGATGTAACTCAACATAAGTTGGCGTGACTTCTTTAACGCATGGCTCAGGAAGTGTGAGTGTCACTAAAGCATTATTTGAATCTGCTGCAACTGATGTATCTACAGGCTGCACACCCTCATAAAAAATAACGGTAGCGCTTTGGCTACCGTTATCCATAAAGCTAGCAAAGGCTTGAATCATGGCAAGCCGAGCATTGACTGATGTTTTACTCATTTTGGCACCACATTGTCTTGAATGACTGCGTTGAATTGCTGTTTTTTATCAAAAGCAACTATGAAGAAGGGCATGTCCGCAGGAACACCCCTGAAGACATACCCCCCTTGATCATTTGATTTGGTAGCCATATAAGGGGTTAAACTGTTTTTTAGGTACAATACTATTAAGCAATATGGATATTTAACCCCCATAAGTTTAACAACCCCTGCGATCTTACCAACTGTTGAAGGCGGCCCATCTGATGTTTCTGTTAATTTAATCGAATTTTTTAAGGGGGCTAGATTGCAAGGCTTCATTCTAATTCCCCTAAATAAAATAAGATTGTTCCCCTGCCTGCAGAATCTACCCCAATAGCGTCACCCAGATACAGTGAATTTGATGACTGTATAGGAGATGGTGTACTTGTTATTTGTCGCCCAGAGTAATTAACATGAGGAAGTGTCCCTCTAAGATAATTATCATTATCTTTAAAAGGGTAGCTCAGAGCAGGTGCGTCTGTGGCACCAAAAGGATTCCCGACACCTGATGCTAGGTTGTAGGCTAAGGGAGTTGCCGAGGTATGCTTAACCCCAACGGCTTGAAGGTATTTTGGTATAAGAAATTTGCTTGCGTTGGTGTTAATGGATAAGGGGGTGAAATACTCCGCCACCCCTCCGGATACCACCCCTGCGGAGTTGGTTGTTAAATAGGTACATAAAAACCAAGGAGGTGTCAAGTCATTGTCAAGGTTAGACTTATACAGTCCACAACCTCTGAGTGTTTGGAATCCTGCATTACCTCCTATCTGAATATTTAGAAAAAAAGCATCCTTGTCTCCGCACAGAACGAAGGGGCGACTGCCGCTAGTAGGTGCTTCTGAGTCCGTGGCGTTAGAGTAGCCAGAGCCTGCCCTGTTCCAATGCCACCGGCTCCACCCTCGTACAACACTCGCACCTGTTCCTGAAATTTTCCAATTTTTTGCAGGATCAGTAGAGTCGAAAGGTAACTGCAATACCCCAAGGCTTTCGTAATCATCAATATGATCCATGTGTTCAAGCAAGCCAACCATAGCGTATTTCGCATATGTTGATGTGTATACACCTGCGCCATCTGGGCTTGTTAAGCTTTCATCAACACGAATATAGGGATGCTGTGCTGTGGGATTCTTGGCACGATAAACACGCTTTACATCATTAGCATCACGAAAAACGATGTCATATCCAAGACTTGCAAGTTTACCTGCACCAACTGTAGTAATTGAGCGCTCTGCAATATCTATCGCAGGCTTTAAAATGAGTTGTGTGGTATTTGGCACACCTTTAATGCGGTATCTTTGATTGAGTGATGCAGGTGCAAAACCCGACAACTCTACCACCTGAAGTAACATTGCGTTGTGTGTTGAATACAAAGTGATATACACATCGCCTTGAGTATCAATTGAGGCTGCTGTGATTTGAGTAAAATCAATACCTGTCACTAATGCTTTATCGAGCAAGCGAATTAAATCACCCCAGTTATTACCCAGTGTTAAGCCGTTTAAATGACTGAAATATTGCACATCTACATCTGTCGCCATTTTTTATTACTCACAAAAAAAGACCGCATAAAGCGGTCATATTCAATTTAAATTTTAAACAACGCGATCAATATCACCGCGTAGCATAATTTGGAACTGGTCTGACAATACTGCTGGTTCTGACTGTTTGACGGTGCGAATCACCCAGACCGGGAAATTTGCAGCAATCGTATTGAAGCGCAAGACATTACCATTTGCCCAACCTGCACCCCATCCTTCTTTTTTAATCGTGAAGTACGGCACACCAGTCACCAGGTTAATTGGTGCATAGTCTGCATTAACCGTACCCGTACCAATCTGGCCAGAATATTCACCGATGCATCGAAACGATTGCGCATCGGTAAAAATCAATGCCCAACGCTCCTGAATTGCACCTTTATTTGTCACCTGGAATGGATACAGCGAGTCGTTGTAATTCGCTAAAATCCCGGCACCTGTTGGCTCATCATTCCATACACTACTCCAAGCTTGTTGTACAAACTTGCGTGTGTAACGTGCCTGCATATCGCCAATCACCAAAGCAGATCCCACGATGGTATCTACTGCATCATAGTTATGGGTTAGCGGTTTGGTGAAGGTCAGCTGGCCATTGATTTGAACGTCACGAATCAGCCCCATATCCTGATAGCGGTATTTCACTGTCAGTGGTGCAACCAGATTACCCATCAAGAAGTCACCACCTAGTGTCACACGGCCATAGTCATAATCAACCGTGTACAAATCGAATGCTACTTTCGTTCCGTTAGCATCTTCAAGCTCAGCCCATGAAATACGCTGATCATTCAGATCGTATGTGGTACCTGCAATTGCACTAGGCAGCTCCTGAGCCTTGCTTGAGCTGACAATACCAATCCCACCAACGCGGAAAATCGGCACCCGGCCATCGATCGGCAAGCGTGTAGCAGACAGACCTAAAATTTCTGAATCTAGTGGAATATAGGTATAAGCCACAGCGTTATAGCGTACGGATGAAGCATCGACCCAGACTGGTACATTAATATAACGACCATCCAGCTCATCATATTCAAGCAGCGGATCGTACCAGTCGTTGGCCTCAATATCCGCACGGTTGGCTTCGGTGATTTTGGTTTTGGTGTGGAAGTAAATGGTGACAAACCCATTTTCCCAATTGACCTGCCCATGCGCCCGGCTGGTTTCGATCACCCCATTTTCATCAGCGCTCAATGTGATTTGACCATATTCAATGGTACCTACTACTACAGTTAAGGACTGTGGCCGGATCGGCATGATCGGTGTTCTAAAGCTGATTTTATTGACTGGCAGCAGATCAGTTGTTGTGGTTAAAGATTCCAATGCAATCGTATTATCAGCATTCGGTGTCCATGAATCGATTTCAACAATACCGGTACCATATTGAATCACACCGGATTGAATCCCGCTGTTATTGGCTGGATTCACATTGCGATATAACAAACCAGTACGATCCAGAAAGGTGTCAGCGCCCACTTTGAATCGGGCTGAGCCTGTCAAAATCTGCTCATCAAAACCAGAAGATAAATCCAGCTTGAGCTTGTTGGCCGTCACCGTATGGGTTGCTGAGTTCGAGCCAGAGGTATCGCGGTATTTCACTTGAACATCAACGGCATTAAGGGCTTTTAATTCAACCTGCTGACCTTGAATGTCTGACGTTTGTGGAGAATAAAAAGACATATTTCCTCGCTAGGCAGCCGCATAGGTAGCCATAGGTGTAAAGGTTTGCACAAATCTGCTCGCTGTACTTTTTGGTGTGACTTCAACTGCGCCAGTGGCATAGATAATGGTGCCTTGCACTTGACCGCGGCTATTCACTAGATTACCCATAGTTGCATTCACCGGCACATCTGTCAGAGTTACAGACCCTGTAATCCCCTCACTGCTTTGAAGTGGAATTTTTAACTCAACACTATTTGGCTGAATTTCTGGTCCTGTACCAATGGTAAAGGTCAGCTTTTGATTTGCAGGGGTAACATCTATCTTGGTTTGTTCAAGTGATGATCCATAGTTGTAGATGACCGAAAAGACCGTACCTTTTTGTGGCAACTTATTTGGAATAATCTTGCCAGTACCGGTGGCATAGTTAATTTCACCAGCGGCATCGCCGGTAAACCTGCCCTGCGCATTTGAAGTTACTGTTTTCTCTTCACCCTCAAGCATCCAGTTAATCGTAATACCCGGCAATACACCCGGTCGACCCAAATCAAACTCAAATGCAGCTTTTTCTACACTTAAATTCGATCGTACAAAGGTGACAATTGGTGTACCCCAGTTCAGCAGAATTGGTGTGTCTACATCTGGCAATGCGCCTGTAGTCAACAACCAGGATCCAGTTTCATAATTAATCATGCCCGAACCAAACGATGGGCTCGAGGCTTTTAGCTGCCCCGAGCCATCATCCTTAAGCTCATAAAACTTGCCCTGACTCATGTATGAAATTGATAAAGCGCCCGGGGCTGGAATCGGAATTAATACCCCGGTCCAGTTGGTGCTCTGGTTATTTTGAGTCACTGGAATGGCATGGCTTTGATAATACTGATTCGGTGCAGCTGCAGGCTTGAACGTGATATTCAAACTTACAGTGCCGGCTGGCGCCGCTGCAGTCCATTGGATTAAGCCGCGCTGATAATCAATTGTACCGACCTGAGTACCTTGCGTATTCTTAAGCAACCCACCCTGATCGGTAATCTGCTGGCCTTGTAATGTGAAAGCCACACTGGATGGAATCACTGCTGAACCGATATACAGGTTCTGACTCACTCCAATAGTCATGCCGGGATAATTGACGGTGATCGTACCTTCATTACCCGCGACCAGCACCACGTTTTCACCTGCAGCGTTCACATCAATGATCGGTGTTTCGGTCTGGGCCGATGGAATCAGCTGGGCAAAGATACTTTTCGCATTGACCGTAAATTCACCCACGTTCGCATCAGAAGCCAGCGCTGTAGATGAATAGTAAAGGCCGGTATCGGCAACAATGGTATCGCGGATGATGGTTTTTGATTTCTCACCGTTATACCACTGGCGTGCCGATAAACCGACAAAATCAACTTCCAGAGCATCATTTAGAGAGTAGGTTGCAACCTTGTATTCAACATTTTTACCATCGATGACCATGATTGCAATACGGGTCTCAACCTTGGTAATTCGCACATACTGCTCACGCTCCAGAGGCTTACCTTCATCAGAGATCAATACAATGGTATCACCTACCGATGCCTCAACTTCTTGTGGCCACATCACAACCTGAAGTGATGACATGCCCTGCCAATGGGTATCTAGTGGCGTGCCAGCAATCTGGCCGCCTTTGGCTAGGTAGTTTTCCACCCGGTTCTGTGCAGACTGACGCTCATCGGTCCAGTTCTTGGTGCTGAATAGCAGTGCAGATACGTTTGGATCCGCAGGCAGCTCAGATACAAAGACCGTTGCACCCATCAATAAATCAGTGTCTTCAGTCGTAACTGCCGGAAAAACCTTGCGCATGGATACATCGCCCATGGTGCGATCCATTTCCGACACATCATTGAATAGGTTATTACTGATACCATCTTGCACCACAACACCGGAGTATTTACCACCGCCATCAGCGTTATCAGTCAAGCGTTCAGACTTGTAGATCACTAAATCCTTGGTTTCAATCGCCATCGTTTAGCTCCGTAAAGCGTAAGGTCACATTAAAATAATCATCCAGTGATACCGCTGGAATTCCTTTCACCGGTGAGGCCTCTAAAGCCCCATCCTGGTGGTTAAATTTGACGGTGAACTGGCGGCTATCATGCGGCTGCTCAAACTGCAGTCTGAAATTCTCACCCTGCAGCTTGGACCATTCCAAAACGGTCCGTAGTTCACGTAACTTGATCCAGCCCATTTGCGGATCTGCGGGTTGCAAGGTAATTGGCCGACCAGACTTCTTTTTGCCCTCCTGAATATGCAAAGTTCCATCCATTGCATAGGCTTGATTCTGCTCAATAGCCTTCCAGGAGAATTCATCAGGCCATAAAAAACCGTCCTCTAATGGGACGGTTTCGGATGTTGCTAAGCGAATGAGTTTCATGTTGATTTCGCTATACCTTTTAATTGATTTACCAGACTGGTCATCACATCCTTTTGGCTTGCATCGCCTGTAAGGGATAGGGTCTGACCTCCGAATTGAATGTTGTAATTCACACTATCACCCCCCTTACCATAATCTTTAGTTGATGGTACGGAAGGAATAGACGGCGCGTAGTCGTTTAGGCTACTAGATCCGATTGATCTACCATTCTTGCCAACATACTGCTCCAGCCGTTCAATCTGCTCCATAACATACATGGCATTACCAAGAGCCTTCTGGTTGTCATAGGCAGTGGTCCCATACTTTCTCTTCACCCACTCATTGGAAGCAGATTTGTAATAACCACCCGCCACTGGTTCGGCATCTTGGAAGAGCTCTTTGGCTTTTTGCTTGGTATCACCTTCATAACCAATATCCTTAAGTCTCTGTTCAATTTCTTCAACAGAAAGCCCGTGTTTAGCGGTTGTTCCGGTTTTGGATGCCTTCATCTTGCCCTGAGAAGCCATAGCTGCTTCCGTTGCTTTGCGAGCTTCTTCCCATGCTTCAGTAGTATCATTACCCGCTCTAACCCCTCTACGGCCTAGATCATCAAAGCCGTCACCTGCATTCCCTGTAGCATTACGAACACGGTGTAAGCTTTCTTCCACAGCATTATTGGCTTTCACTGAAACTTGGCCGGTTTCACTCACCTGGATCGATAGACCTAGTGAAGCGGCTTTGGCATTTGCTGCAGCAATACTTTGAGCATCACCCGAGGCATAAGCTAGTTGAATTGTTTTTTCATAGGCCTTTTGAAGATCCGCTTGGGTAGCCTGGCCACTCTGGCGTACTGTTTCAAAATCAGCCAATGCCATTTGAGCTGACAATCGAAGTTGCTCTTTGGTTTTAATACCGAGACGCTCAAAGGCCTTCCCTGTTTCATCCAAGGTATCAGGTAGCTCAGAAGTAGCTCTCTTTATTGCAACAATACCTAATTCAACCTGCTTGGTTGAGAATACCCCTTGGGCCTCAAACTCACGCATTTTTGCATTTGCTGCATCAATCTCTGCCTGGCTTTTGGCCTTACTAAGCCAATCCTCCCATGCCTGGTAAAGAACATCACCGGCCTGTTTACCTGTATACCCTGCCTCATCCAACTTAATCTTAAGTCCATCCAGTTCATTTCCGGAACTAGAAAAAGACTTGGATACTTTATTCAGAGATACATCCAGATCCACGCCAAACAACTTGGCAGCGGCAGAGGCTCTTGAATATGCCGTTTCAGCCACTTGCCCAGATCCAGTATTAGCCTTATTTAATTCAGCTATACGTAAATCACGGTTATTGGCCAACTCTGCTTCTTTAGCGTTGATGGCATTAATTGAGGATTGGGCGGAGGCTAAGGCGTTCAAATCACCAGACTTTTTGGCTTGTTCAATCTGCTGTTCCAGAATTGCACGTTCAGCTGCTGCCTGTTTCTGATAAGCCAGATATTCCTCATCGGCTTTCTTAACATTCTCCTTGGCCAGCTTGAGAGCTTCTTCCTTTTTAGCGGCACTTTCGGCAGCCTGCTCTGCACTTTGACTTGCCTGAACACTAACCTTTCCAGCCTCATCGATGGTGACGATATAGCCTTTGGTTAATAGATCGGCCTGCATCACGCCGTCCATGACACCGCCATTGGCCTTGATAGCAGCCTCGGCATAAGCCTGAACAGCATTTAGCTTTTCGGACTCTGTGGCTTTTTTCCCATTAACTTCTAATTGTTGATCAGA